ATTTATCCTTCAATGCATCGAAAGAATTCCCAAAGGATTTCGTTGTTTCCTTTGCAACTTGGAAATCTGACTTCATCACCCGAAGTCCCCGGTTGATGTTCTCGATGCCCTTTTGAAAGTCTTCTGAATTCATTCCAACCCGGGTATAAAGTTCATACTTGTCGCCTGTTCCTGCCAAATCAATCACCTCCCTTAAAAGAGCACTTCATCAATGAATTTCTTCTCAGGCTTTTTCTTCGGGTTCTTAATCTCCATATCCACTCGGAGAATGGCAAAGAGCTTCCGCGGTGTCATCCTCCAGAAGCTCTCCTCACTCAAACCCAAATGGACTACGGCCATGTAAAAGAGCCAGTCCCAATTCCATCCGGATTCAGAACTGACCCCTACTCGTTTTTTCCTTCTGCCCCTTCTTCCGGATCCGGAAGCGCGGTGCCCATAGCTCGCATAATGCTTGCAGAGATCTCTGTCATCGCCCCCATGCTATAGGCTAGTAAATGCCCTACCTTCTCTTCCGTCAAATCTGAATCCTCATGCTTCAAGCCAATGTAGATGAGATACCGAGTTGCCTTCAACGCCCTTCCCACACGACCTGGTTCATCCGCGCCCAACTCCGCAAGCGCATTTTCAATCCCTTCATACTTCTCATCGATGTCGATCATCGCATTGAAGTCATAACGCAGGGTACGCGGTTTATCAAGCTCAATCTTCACTCCAATATCTTTTAAATTATTCATCTTCTACCTCCTAGACCACTGGCTCTTCATAAACCGCATCGAACCAAGTTGCCGCCTTCGTGAATCCAGTATCGCCTTCATCTCCGGTTGCGCGGATATTTCCATCCAGACGCGATACAAAGATCAATGACATGGATGGTGAGTTGTAATTCACGCCCTCACCCTTTCCTTGATGGCTATCATTCGGCTCTAATGCCTTGCCCTTATAGAGCCAAACGTAGCGGCCTTTCCCATCCGACTTTGTGGATCGAAATCCCAATGCAATGTACGGTGCACGGTCCGAATCCTTTTCAATCAAAGTCTTGTCCGTTGCATGGATTGTATGTCCCAGCATCTCCGCGCGAATTGCCGCCGGCAATTGCGCCAAAGCGATGTCCACATTCACTGTTCCACGCGCAGTTTCCACATCAAGGATCCGGTTGTCACCGCTTTGGGTTCCGGATGTCGCGTTGTTCGCGATCCCGATGCTCTTTACCGACGGCACCGCCATCGGTGTATCGTAAACAGCTGCACTCTCTGTTTCAGAAGTCATCACTGCAATGTATAGATTATCTACTCCAACTTCAAACATTCACTTTCCTCCTACTCATAGTCTTTAGATATGCGATACCGCGCTGCCTTATGATACAGCTTGGTATCTTTCTCATAAAATTCAGCTGCATCAAGTCGAGAAAAGCCCTGGGCTTTCATCACCCTTTCGGCTCCACTTGCAAGTGGCAAAAGCTTTGAAACATGCGAAGCATCACACCACACATCCACTTGATACACCAAACTCACTGATAAAGGCTCGTTGTCCGCATAGTTTCCATCATCATTCACCACTTCAAAGAACGTGATATATGGCGACTCAATCCCTTCAGGAGCTTTCAATCGGTGCACTTTTTCTGCGCCAGTGACCGCTAGAATCTCCGCATCACTTTCCAAAGCATTTTTGATCGCTCCACCTAAATCAATCACGAGCAACCTCCTTTCTCAGCACTTCTTCCTGCTTCTTGATAACTTCAGCCTTCTTTGCTTCCTTAGCAGGCAAAACAAACGGTCGAGCTGTTATTTCCGAGGTTCCCCATTCCATAAACTTCATATAGAAGTACGGAGAGTTATCTCCCTTCTCAACACCGACAAATACATTCTTTGTTCCATACTTATCGGTCTTCACTCGAGAGATCGAAATATGATCCGCCGCATGTTCACCGGTTCTCCAAGTATGCTTTCCATCCTTGGGATTTTCTCGGGGCTTCTGACTTCTTGGTGCGCGTCTCTTGATTTCGTCACGAAGCACTTTCGCGCTCTCTTTCAAAGCCTTGTTTCCAATCCGGTCGATGTTTCGACCTTTCTCAGCAAGCTTGCCCATTAATTCTTCAAATCCAGAAAACTCAAGATCTACACTCATCTATTCAGCCTTCCGTTTCACCTTTTTCTCTGGTGCTGACTTCGCCAATCCCCGTCTGGTAAAATCATGACCAAACAAATCTGGAACTTCGAGTTCATCACCAGGCTTGTACTCAACTCCCTTGTAACGAATCACTTTAATTGCTTTGATCTTCATCACGATCACCTCACTTTACTTTCTTGGCCAAGATCTCCATTTTGAAGTGTCCCTCGTTCACATCGACAATCGATTCAATCTCATAAATCTCACCATTGTACGAAATCACAAAGGATTCATCTATATCCTTTCGGTACCGAATCGTAATCAATGTCGTAGCTTCTGTCTTTTCAGTATTTCCAGTAAAGATCTCTTTGGCGGTAATTGGTTTCACTCCCGCCCAGCACGAAGGACCCGGGACATATTGCTGCTCTTCCGGATACCCTTCTGCAGAACCGCCCTCACTTTTTATCAAGAACGTGATTCGCTTGTTCAAACTTCCAGCTCTCATACATTCACCACCCGATCTGCAGACAATAACGCCTGAACTGAAAACTCCATTTCCTTCGAGATGGTTCCAACAAGCATTGCTTCACGATTCTCATAGTAGTGACTAGTAAGAAGCAACAATGCTTGGACATAATTATCAGGAAGTGTATCGTATCCAGCTACAAATGAAATCTGATAGCCCGCCGGTTCCATCTGAAGCCCCTGATACTTCGAAGGATCCTTCAAAATCACGCGACCAAGAAATGAACTATCGTCAACAAAATAATCAGCTAAGGGGACAATAAGCTCTGTACCATCAAGAAGCTTCAGCTTCACATCCGTTATTGATACCAAAGGAGGAAATGGCAATTTCACAGATTCAAGAATGTAGTCAGAAAAGTTTCGATAGGTCTTTTTTGAATACGTCCTTCCCTGGTACTGCTCACAGATCCCTTCAGCTGCTCTGATAAACTGAGTCAATAAAACATCTTCAGTAGAATCCTCCTCATCCAATCGAAGATGCTGTTTCACTAAAGCAAGTTCCACCGGCAAAATAATCGCCGGTGCAATCAGCTTGGTACTCATTATTCATCACCCTCTTGATCAGCTGCACCAACTGCAGCGTTCTCTTCCTGCTCCATCAGATATTCTTCAAGAGCCTTTTCGGCCTTTTCCTTGCCCTTGACCCGTTCGCTGTTTGGCAATTCATAATAACCACCGCCCACATGGTTGAGTAAAGACTCCGGATCATCTTCATGATCTTCTTGGGGTTCCTTCACTTGAGGTTCAAGAGAAACAGCTGCACCCACAGCAACCAACAACTCTGCAAATTCAGTCTCGAGATCATACTCTCGATTATTTAAAAAGACACCCGCGCTACACGCGGATGTCTTTTTCATTTTTACTCTCATCTACTTCCTCCTATCCCAACTTAACGCGGGCAAAGGCTTCTTCCATCACCGGTTGGCCATCCGTCTCTTTACGACCAATAAACCCAACTTGGTTGCTCTCAGCGTAAAGCTCAACAAGACGCTGGATCTTCATATCCAATGCATCAGCAATCCAGTAGTGGCTGAAGTCGCCCAAAAGACCAACATACTGAGCCGTGGTAAAGGTGTTCGGAGCAAACTCTGACGTGTGGTACGGCATGTTCAAAATCTTGTCCGCTTCAGGAAGATTTGGATTCAAGACATACTGGCCGTTCCCGTCTTTCAGCTGCATGATCTTAAGAACCGCGTCGCGGTGGAACATCCATCGAGCACTTCGGCGGTACCCTTCTTTCAGCGAAAGCTTGGTGGCCAAAAGACCATCATAGGTAATTTCCGTAGCAGTATTCCCTGCTGCAATATCACGGGCTGCTGAAATACCATTTGCACTTGCTGTAAACACGCCCAAAGGCTTGCCAGCACCGTCCCCCGTCAAAAAGGCCTTCTCTTCAGCCACCGCAAATTTGTACATTAAGCGATCTCGAATAATGTCTTCAACCGGCAAAGCTGCCATTCGCATTAAAGTATTCGAAGCTTTAATTCGCTTCGCCAAAGGCTGAGGCTTCAACTCTCGCTTGCCAAATTCCAAGGTACCTTCGCTACCTGTTGCAAGCTCTGTTGTCCAGTCTGCATCAGCAATGTCTGTATCAAGCGTTGGAATCCCCATGCTCAAAGCAGTCTTAAGTTCAAAGACAGTCGCGAATTGACGCATCCAGACTGCATCTTTCAAAGCTACAAGGAGCTTCTTCATAAACTCCTGCGGAGCCGTGATATTCCCACCACTGATTGCAACACTTGCTTGCAGTGCTCGAGCCTCTTCAGTCGTAAAGGCTGCTGATCGACCATCAACTAAAAACTTACCGAAAGCCGAACGATACTCAGGAGTGTTCGTTGGGTGAATTGTACCTGCACGTGTACCTAAATCAATCTGGCCAACTTGAGGTGCACCCGTTCCAGTAATGGATTGCTCCAAGGCTGACAGCTGATCCTTTCGCTCTTCATCGCCAATCTGATCATCAAACTTTCGCACATCTGCCATGTGCTTATCCCAAACAGTCTTCTCATCCGCGTTCATGCTTCGCTTTTCTTTTCCTGCCTTGTCAACCAAAGTACGGGCTTGGCCAATTAGATCCGCGCGCTGTTGCCGTAATTCTCTTGCTCTTTCGTTCATCTATTTTCCCTCCATCTCTAAAAGATCCAATTTCAATTTCATCAACTCGAGCTCAACTGCACTTTCAGTTACACTTGCTCGTGATTCAAATACATCTTGTGCTGACCTTGCCGATGCAACACTCTGCGGATATGCCGGAATGGTAACCGGGCACACCTCAAACAGATCAGCTTCAAGAACTGTTCGTACAGCCATCTCCGGATCCGTTTCATCCCATTCTTCCTTTGTTGCATGAAAGATAAAGGAACTTCCCCGCACATCCCCGCGCTCGATTGTTTCGATATGTCTTTCCGCCCAAGAAGGTGGATCGATTTCATACCGAAGACCAATCTCATCTTCAGCAACTGACAAAGTACCAGGCGTTCTACCCAGCACCTCTTCCATTCGATGCTGCCATGTTGCAACAACTTCCTGATTTGATAGCGACTTCTGAAAAGCACCCTTCCTGAACTGTTCTTGGAACAATCCCCAAATTGGCTTTGATCGCTGATCCCACTTTACAGCGTAACCAACAATCTTTTTCATCTTGCTTTCTTCAGCTGCACGAAGCTCGACACTTGGTAAAAACACATTGCTCCTTTGTTCTCGTTCCTTGCTATTCACTCTTCCCACCTCCCTGAAGAATCTCCTTCACCGGTTTCATATTCCCATTGATGAAGTATTCATCCAATCCATCTTGCAGTTCCATGTTCTCTAGCTTCCTCACATCATTCCCACTCATCCAACCATCGTTAATTGCGAAATGATATCCCTTATATCGCGTGTTAATGTCCCCTCGAAGAAGGCCATCCACATTAAACTCGATTGAATACCGCTTTCTCTCGATCGATGTCAAAAGAGATCGAACCATCGACTGCTCCCATCGAACCAACCAAGGACGAATCGTGTGTTTCACAAACGAAATGTCCTGATGCTCAATGTTCGAGAAAGTCGCTTTATCCAATATGCCAATCAAATGCTGCGGTACTCGGTAGATTCGCGCAATTTCTTCAAGCTGAAACTTGCGCGTTTCCAAAAACTGAGCATCCTTTTGCGGAATCCCAATCTGCTTATACTGCATGCCCTCTTCAAGGATTGCAATTCGATGCGAGTTCTCAAGTCCTTTGTGCATCTCATTCCATGACTCACGTAAATTCCCCTGAGCATCCTTCCCTAAAGCCTTTGGATGCTCCAAAACTCCGCCTGGAGTTGCATTGTTCCCAAAGAATCTTGAACCGAATTCTTCAGCTGACAACCCAAGGCCAATAGCCTCACGCGCCAATCCAATCGGTGAAATTCCCTGGATCCCATCCAACGTGAGCCCTACCAGGTGCAACACATTTTCAGCCGGCAAAAGAACCTGCTTCCCATTTGGAATCGAAACCCGGTACCGGATCTTCTTGGTACCCTGCTCCCGTTCCATAACTGTTGTCGACGGATTCAATGGCCAAAGCGCCTTTGGATATCCATCATTTCCCCATTGGATTTCCGCATATGCATTCCCCCATAAAAGCAGATGCACCTGCATCATTGCCCTGAAGGATGCCGAAGTCATTTCTGGATTGGGCTGATCATGCAATAATCCATACAGCGGATGATCCCTGGCCTTAGTGCGAGTGTCTTGGTTCTTCTCATAGAGAAACAACGGTATCGATGCAACGGTATCACTGATCACGTTTACACAAGCAAGCACGCCCGAAAAGGTCAATGCATTCCCCTCCGTGACTACTTTACCTGTATAGCTCTGTAATCCACCGGTTAAGAAACTTACCATCGAATTCGATGGATTTGCGATCGAATCACCACGCCGCTCTACAAGCTTTCCGAATAACCCCATTTATTTATCACCCCCTCGCCAAAAGAAAACTAAACCCCATCAACAAAACACCCGCAGCGATAAACGCTGCGGGTATTGATATGAGATGGATCCCATAAATCAGTAGGCTCATGCCCAATAACAAAAACAGATCATCAAGGTGTTTGATAAAACTCATCCCGATCCGTCTGATCCCTTTTTTCAATTTCATCATAGAAATGCAATCCCTCTTTCTGAATAAACGCTCCTGGATTCATTCTCATAAGGTCGAAGAATCGCGCGAACATGACTGATCACTGCTGCAACCGCCGGATCAATCCGGTACTGCGCCTTCGACTTGTCCAACTTGATATTGCCAGCTGGATCCGAAACCGCAACGGCGTTACTCATTGCCCAGGACAATACCGGATTATTGTTGTGAATGTATATCCCCTTAAGAACCAACTTGTACAAATCCTTGGTCGGTTCAGACATTGTTTTGTATCCTTGGCGAATCTCAACACAAAGAAAACCCTCGTTGGTCAAGGTGTTGGCCATCTGCGTAGCATTCCATGGGTCATAACAAATTTCTTTGATATCCCAAATTTCAGACTTCGTCATAATATACGAAATGATCCAATCATAATCCACTACAGCCCCGGGAGTGAAGGTCAAATACCCTTGCTTTTCCCATAAACGGTATGGCACTTTATCTCGTTTGATCTTTTCATCCACCTTGTCTTCCGGAATAAAAGAATGACTGTGAACGTATACGCGGCCATCCGGAAGCGTAAACTCAAAGTTGATACTCGTGATATCTGTTGTAGCTGAAAGGTCGACCCCAACAATGCAGGGAAGTTCTTCCAGCTTAAGCGCCTTCACTTCCTCTTCGGTAAGCGTTGGGCACTTACGCCACCTCTCCATATCCATCCAGCGCACTTCACTGTTCACCCAAACATTCAGATGCTTGCACAGGAAGTTGTTTTGCGCCGCAGGGATTTCCTTGGCCTTTTTTGCTTTTGCTTCCAGGTCTTCCAGTTTTACTGAAACCCCAAGGTTCGGATTCGCCTTCGCCCATGTTTCTGGATCCCGCCAATCATCTTCCGGATCCATCTGCGCAATATAAGCAAAATACCGATCATCTTCCATGCCGGCAGTGTTGTTCAGGATCTTCACCGAGTATTCATACTGCTCATAACAAATACCGTTATGATTAAAGCCGGCCGTTGTGATCGGAAACATCAAAGGTTGCCGCCTTGCACCGGTTGCTGTTTCAAGTACATCCCACAGCTCCCTTGTCTTATGCGCATGCAACTCATCGATCAATGCAAAGTACACATTCAATCCATCCAGGCTATCTGCTTCTGAAGCCAATGGTTCAAACTTGCTGAAGGTATCCGGCACACTCAGGTTTAGCTTATAGACATCAACCATCTTCTTTAGTTCATCGGATGTCATAACCATCCGCTTGGCTTCTTCGAAGATGATCTTCGCCTGGTCACGCTTGGTTGCAGCTGAATATATCTCAGCCCGAGCTTCCCCGTCTGCCAGCAAACCATAGAGTGCAATGCCGGCAGCCAAAGTAGACTTTCCATTCTTACGAGGCACCTGAACATAAGCCGTCCGGAATCGCCGGATCCCATCAGACTTGCGGACCCATCCAAAAACGGATCCAACTACGAAACACTGCCAGAGCTCCAACTCGACTGGACGCCCCGCCCATTCACCAGTGGTGTGCTTCAAGAACGGGAAGAAGTTAATCGCTCGATCCGCAAGCTCCTTATCAAACTTGTACGGATACTTCTTCCGAATCGACTTCTTCAGGTCTTTCATATGTCGCTTGCATGCCAGCTTAACCAACTTGTTGGCCGGAATATTGCCGGCTAAGACTTCCCTGGCATACTTGCTTGTTCTATCCAACTCGACCACCCTTTATGAAACTAGCAAAAGGACTCTCCATTTTCTCCGCCTGCTCCATTGTCAGCGATGTTCTGGAGCTTGGAGTCAAACCAAACTCCTTGCAAAAACTCACCATCAACTTCATTGCAGTGTTAGCAATCCCAACTTCAGGTCGCTGAATGACATTCCCTTTGT